GCGGTGAGGTCTACCGTGGTCATCCCGATGTCTTCCTCGTCGATGATGTCGACGCCGTCCTGAAGGTCACTCATCGACATCGTTGAAACCTTGGGCACCGTTACCTGCTTGGAGCCCTTTGGAAGGGTGAATGGCTCAATCAGAGCCAGTGCAGGGGCGTTGTGCTCTTCGGTATACCTCGCCGAAGCAAGGATGATCCTCTGAGCATTCTCCAGATTACCAGTCGTTGCGGTCGTTGCCATAGGAAGGCTCCTTTAGCTCCCGAAATTCAAACCTCGTGCGGCCCTTGATGCCGCCTCTGATCTATCGCCGTTGTTATAGGCGTCCAGCAAGCGGTCCCGATTGGTCGTGGCCTCCGCCGATCCCTGACTATTGTCGAAAGTCTGCGGTACGACACGACCCTGCTTCAGCCTCTCTATCTCCGCTCGTTGAGAGCGGAATTGGGCGATACGTTTAGCTTCGATATCCATCTCTTGAGGAGTCCTGCTCCTCGTCAGAGACTGGATATCTGCAAGCGCTTGTTTAGGCAGCAGGTTGTACTTCTGTGCATAGTGCATCGCAGCATTATTCCTGCCTTCTACGAAGCCGACGAGGTCGAGAGCCTTTGAATCTTGCTCTCTGGTTTTCTGTGCGTGAGCGAGATGTTGCCTAGCTACCAGCCGAGCACTCTGTGGATCGGCACCCTGTTCCTGTGCCTTGCGCTCAACGGTCTGAGCTTCACGCATGAGTTGCTGCTGCCATTCCTTCTGGGCATTCGTCTGTCGGAGGCGCTGCAACTCCATGAGTTCTTGTTCTTGATTGCCAGGTAGCATCTCCTGCGGAGGATCTAATGACGGAGTGCCGTCTTCATCGAGGGCTGGGGCCCCTGGATCAGCCGGAGCCCCAGGGACTACTTCTGTTGGCCCTGCTTCTACGACTGGAGCTTCTTGTACCTCTTCCGATTGCCCCTGATCTACAGGTGCATCGGCATCACCCAGATCCAATAAGGTTGATGGAACAGCTTGTTCCGGCTGTTCTTCGTTAATCGGGTCCGTTGTCATTACCATTTCCTACTCCTTCTGCTCTAGTCTTAGCTTTGTCTTAAAATAAAGTCAAGGTGCTAGGATAGCCCCTTCCGTAAACTCAGTTCTTGGTAAGATTTTTCCTAATGTCTTCTTCGATTCATCTGGACACTCCTGCTCCAACCATTCACATAATGTATGGCCCTCAGCAACAGCCATCACGAACTCCGTCATATTTGGTATCGGCTTATCGCCCCTACCATGTCGTTCAAGTATCGCAAGTGTCTCTTGCGCACGCCGACTATAGGGCGGTTTATCGGTGCTGTAGCGTTTGTCTAGAAGGACAAGCATGCTCTCAATAAGCGCTCGACCTTCTCTCTCTGTCTGATACTCTTTTCCTCGTAAGTTCTGTGCTGCGGCATCTGTCATATTGAAGTAGCTATCCATATATGTCTGTCGCAAACGGTCGATATCTTCGAGATTTACGATGCCATCTTTTCTTGCTTCGTTAGCGACACGTTTCTTGGCATCACTACCGGCTCCCTTCCATCGGATATAGAAGTTCTCTACCGTCTCTCGAGCGAGACCGCTGGCTTTCGTTAGCAAGTCGATCCCTATATTGTCGAATTCATAGTAGGTATTCCCATCGACCATGGGTTGCCTGCTGATGTACTTCTGCATCTCGAATAGCGTTTCTGTGAGTGGCGGCGAATCCTTTACCATCGAGTCTTCTACACGCCAGAGGTATCTCGTTAACCGCCCTCTGTCTATCGATGGATATCGCTGCTCCATCATCTTGTACCAGTGTTCGGTCTTCTTATCCTTCAGATTCCAATCAATCGTCCCGTCGAGACCACTTACTATCGACGGCAGGATTTTGCCTTCTTTATCTTTCGTCTCTTCATAGAAGGTGTCGAAATAGAAATACTGGGCTGCATCGTAGATATCTACGTCCCATTCACTGACGTTTCTCGATAGTTCACCCTCACCGAACAAATCCTCAACTACTTTGTAATACGTACCTCCCGGTGCAGTAAGGATACGCCTGGCTTTGGCGAAGTTGCCATTTACCGTTCTCATATACTTTGAATACGCTTTGAGATCTCCAGGCTCTAGGTTTACATTCTCAGTGGCTTGTTCCCCGTCCTCATTGATATAAGTAACGGTAATCCATCCCTTTTCCCATCCTGGGTCAGGGTTGTTATAAGCATCTTCAATCGCTCGCGTCGCATCTAGCTGTCGCCTATCTATGGCCTCTCTCTCTAGCTTGTACTGATCATAGGCACTTGCACTGCGCGCTCTGCGTTCGTTGATCCTCGACTCGAAGTCAGCCATCTCTTCGGGAGTCATCACGTCTTTGAATGCTCCGCTGGAGATCATCTCCTTGATCTTCTTCTTGTGGTCATTCGCTATGTCTTCCCACTTAGGAACCGGATCGCCGAGGCGTCCCCGGAACGAGATGCTGACACTCCAGTCCTCTCCGATATCGATAGCACGTTTCCACCAGGCTTCGCCTGCCTGCGCCCAAAGCTGCTTCATCTCTTCCTCGGTCATCGCGCCCGTATCAACGCCGAAGACCTGTAACTTCTGCTCATGGTTCATGTTCTCGAGGATATCGTTGTATGCCTCGTTCTTCGCTTCGTTGATAGTCTCGTATGCGCTCTTAACACCCATAAGCTGTCCTGCGGTCTGGCCTACTCCGGCGGCTATCGTGCCGATGCCCTTCAGGGGGTCGCTCGTTAGCTCATTAAAACCACCGAACACTCTGCTTACAATCGATTGCTGGCCTGGCTGACTGAAGGCAAACTCGGACCAGGCGAAAGGTGTTAGGTGTTCAGCGAATTGCTCAAGAAACCATGCAGCTTGTTTCCCTAGAGAAGAATCTTTCGGCGGTACCGTGCTTCTGCCGATAACATCCGATCCGAAAGCCATATCCAGACCGTATCCAGTTCCTGGCGCACTGACAGCACTGCGTAGAGCCGAGAGGCTTGAGAAACCCTCTTGACCAACATTCAAACCTATCAAGAGAGGAAGCGTCGTAAGTCTCAGCATGCCATCCCATGGCCCCAAAAGGCTGACATCTATCGGTCCGGCATGGATACGCAAGAAGTTGGGATTGAAGTACCACTGTTTCGTGGCTTGATTCCTAACGAACGGGTTGATATCGGTCTCTTCTCCCAACAGTTCATTGATCATGAATGTCAGATAGGTAGCATTGCCGAATGCCCTGCTCAGATGTTGAGCCGCAACCCTTTGCTGCGTAGTCTTCGTAACCCCTGGCATCAATCCTTGTGCTGCAAGAGAGAGCATCTTCATGCGTGCATGGAGAAAACGAGGGGCGAACAACGTCATCTGACCGAACGTGCCGAGAAACCCGCGTCTCCCCACACCTGACATGAAGTTTGCAACCGTAGCTATCTCGGTAGCAGTGCCATTTTGGACTAGTTGCTGCGCGGTCTTGCCCGTACGCATCATCTCGATAGCCATATCGGTATCGAAGCGCTCATACCGAAATACGTTGCCGTAGTGCGTAAATACTCTGTCGAACTTTTTGATTCCGGGTAGAGAGCGAAGTCCCGCAGCGCTAGTGTAATTAAGGTCTGGTGCATTCTTCAGTATCGCGAGGCCAGCATTCGCAGCATCTGTCGGAGTTAGCGTGCCCATCTGGAGGGCCATCTGCTCCTGCCGCCAGAAGTACTCACCGACGACTTGGTCTCCATTGTTACCGAAAGCATCCCAGCTTGCTCTGAGCGCAGTGAAGGCGTCCCCTCGCCTATTGATCTTTATCTCATTCGCACCAGTACGCAGATTTATCACTCCGGCACGATCAAGGGTATCCCCTAGAACGCCTGTCCATCCCTGTATGCCGAAAGCGCTGAAGTCACCTGTGGCACCGACCATCCTCATGTACGAGTTGACCTTAGCCAAAAAGATAGCATCACTGGCTTTTTCACGAACGAGGTTCGAGGACAATATGGACTGAGCTAAGACCTTAGGGAAATACAATCCTTCGAGTCCCGTGCCGGTAGCTTCAGCGACACCGGAAATGCTTTTGTAGTCTTTGAGTACGGCATCCTTCGCGTCGTCAACAGCCTTTTTATAAGCTGTCATTGCATTCGATATCCGAAGCACATCTCTAGTCGCGATAGCCCACTCGCCCTTCGCTGCTTTTACCGTTGTTACCCACTCATTGGCCTTCTGCTGAAGGATGTCCAGTTGCTCGAAGATGGTCTTATTCATCCCGACATCGTTGTTACCGTAGATAGGACGTAAACGAAGCCAATAATTCATACCCTTGAAAAGTTTTTCGGCTTTGTTTATCTTCTGTCCCGTACCTTTTGGATTGATATCGCGCTGACGCTTTACCGCATACGCGAGAGCATCTTCGAGTTCCTGGCCCTGTTGCAGGAGATGCTGATACCCGTCGCTATCCTTTAGCAGATCATCCACTGTTCCGTTGGGGATGCCGTATTCATCAGCTACACGAGAAACGAATTGGCCTGACTTGACCGCCATGATGTGTCTGGCGACATAGGTGGCGTAGTCGTCCATCGCCATGGATGGATCGATATACCATTGCCCATTCCATTGGCCCTCTGCTTGAGAGGTAAACTGCCGTTGCTTGCTATGACCGGTAGGAAGGAACTGGCCTGTCTCATCTATTTTGAATGCGAGTTCCGGCTGAGGTTCCTCCATTGGGAAATGACTGTCAGTTACCTTTCCCCCACCCATGGCATTCCTCGGGTAATAGGTTCCTCCAGAGCTTATAGACCGACCAGTGAATGCGTGGGTTACACCAGATCCAGCAGCACTAAGGGCAGTCTCGAGTTCACGGGCGATGTTCGCCATTTCCTCGAATACGTCGTATGCATTCATCCAGTCGCCTTCTATCGGATTCCCCTGCCCGTCGATGCGCTGTACGACATTCCTGACAGACCGGAGTGGAGACCTATAGAGGCCAAGGTGTTCGATGATATCGCCCATCGCTGGATCGAGGTTATCGGCAATCCACTCTGTCTGATTGAAGACTACCTGGGTATTCGGGTCTTTGGTGGTCATGATGTTGCCAGCAGCATCGTAACGGTCGACCTGATGTATAGGACCGGCAGCTTTGCCTGTGTTATCGAGGTAGTAGGTAGGAGTTCCCGTCATGGGCTCTACATTTATCCGTGTATGCCCACGCAAGGTGTATCCAGATTCACCGATACCTTCCTCGAACAACCTATTTTGAATCGCAAAGTGCCTACTTCCGACAGTGGCGGCCTCTACTACGTCCGGTGGAACTACGGCAGATGGTATGTCAGGCAGCACGACGCTATGATTCCCACGATTCTGAGCGTCCGTCGCACTACCTCTAACAAGTCCGGTAAAGCTGTTTCCGCTAGCAAGAGTTAGTCCCGCTTGTTCATCGAATTGCTCGGCTGCACGTCCCGTGTAACCCCCGACATTCCAGCGCAACATGCCTGCTTTCTCGAGAGCGCCGATGTAGAAGTAGGTCTGCGACCTGGCTTTGGCAATCAATGCTTCCTGTCGATTCAGCCATTGATCCTGTACCGTCGTGATAGTTTCCCCCACGCGTCTGCCAAACCTAGATGTTTTACTCGCTTTTTCTACTGCCTCTGGATCGACCCTGGCTTTGACACCGAAGCGAGCTTCCTTCATCCCTCTCAAGAACTCAGTGAGGTTATGTCTGATCTGAACAACGCTATCGTGGATCATTTCCATCTTGGATAGATCTTTATTGAGCAGCCTCTGTCCCTCTGGAGAGGCATCGACAGGCCTAAAGGAATCATAGATAGCGTTGCCTGTTGGTGGGGTAGGATCGCTACCCTTCGGGTGTGTACCCCTGTGCATTCTTCTCCACCACGGCGTGCCGTCTGCACCAGCACTGTCTAGGGCTTCGTTACGCCATAGATCTGCTCCGCGCTGCCCGAAATGAAGTTGAGTGTTCTCATTGAGCTTGCCTTCTCTGGCAGCTTTCTCGACGACATTCGTTGCCCTGCGGTTCACATCCGAACCCAGCGCACCACGGTTTAGTGCATCCCGGCGGAAATAGTTCACCGCTACCTTCAGCCCGCCTTCAGTTGTCGGATACAAGCTGGGATCAATGAGCATCCTTCCTGTTTTCCACGTCCCCGTAGTTACCTTCCAAGGAAGATAAACACTCAAGCCTAGAGCCCTGCCTACTGTGGCTCCGACGGCGATATCGGCATATCGAGGCATATGGAATATCTGGTTGACGCTATGCCCAGCAACAGATACTGCCTTGCCAGCAGCACGGCCAGCGACCTCTCGTTTAGCACCTCTGCCTACCTGACTCTGTGTGATCTTCACACTGGCCCTAGTAGCCGCTTGAAGGGCTTTCCTGCCCACCGCTGCCGATCCTCCAGTGAGTGCTATCTCTGCTGCTACCGTGGGAATATCTGCGCCAACTTCGATCAGCGCACGATTCGAGAATTCCCATGGGCCGAGTTTGCGGCGCTCGGTAAGTCCCGGCATGGCAGCATCTTGGATGTCAGCTTTCATCATGTACTGCTCTTCGAGAGAAGGCTCACGTCCTTCGGTACGACGCCAATCCTCTTTGGTCTGCTCCAAGAGCAATCCCATCTGTGTCTCATCCGATGGATCGAGACGCTCTCCCCACCCTTCCGGTATCAGACCTTTACTGATATCGGATGTGAAGTCGAGCACATCGCTGCCCATCTCTCTCGCGAGATGAGATGCGAGCCCTCCTAATCCTCGCTCGTCGTAGGTCTCACGCATCTCACCGAGACGCTGGATGTCCTCGGTTACTCCATGGCGTGTATAGTCAAGGGCGGTAACTGCCGCTCGTGCAACAGGCGCGAGTGGCCCTAGCTGATCGATGGAAAACCCACCATCGCCTTCTAGGGCTTTGATGCGTTCTCGTCTCTTCTGCTTCTCTTCTTCGGAGATAGCCATTAGTAGAAGATGAACCTAGTCCTTGGATCGGTATACGTCTTAGTCACACCGCGCTCGAACTGAGGCAACTGTCCATACCGTTTCGTCCATGGGTCGGTTTCGAGGAATTGTCCGAATGAGGCTGGCTCTTTGCCCTCACGCATTGCGGTTCCCCACGCTCCCATGTATTGGCTGTAGACATCGCTGTAGGCCTGCTGGTAGTAACGCCCGCGTCTCGGACTAGCTGCACCGAATTGCTGACCGGCAGGTGAACTGTAGTACTGTGGAAGACCTGCGACATACCCTGGCTCCGACATACTTAATAGCATCGAACCCCAGTCGCTATTAGCTAGGAAATCATTGAATGCATTCTCTGCCATGCCATGTTCTCCCTACCCGCCGAATGCCAACCGCCCCGGTGCTACAGCCGGTTTCCCTACGCCAGCCGCCACCCCTGGCTTGCTCGCATCGAGCCACCACTGAAGGAAACTTCCCGCGCCTAATTCTGGATTCTGTCCTATGTATGCGGTGAAGAGTTCATCGACAAGGCTAGAGAGAGCTTGGCCTGTGGCTCCACCATACTGGCGCTCACCGCCCATCGCTTCGGGGCGTTGCATTGCCATCAGCTTGATGAGGTCTTGGACGTTCGTGCCAGCGTCTGCTCCGGTACCATAGGTCGTTCGGTATTCACCAAGCTCCGTCGGTGTCAGATCTTGCATCGCTGCGTATTGGGGTGTCCCCAATCCATAGGCTGCTGACCCCATGTTAGGAGAGCCCAAGTAGTCCAGGTATTGAGTACCCGTCATTCCTGTCAGACCAGCGATGCCCGTAGCCCTACCGCGGATCTCGGCCCCTGTTAATGGGGTAACCCCTATGTTCGTTGCGGTGGTTGCGGGATAGTTATATCCCGGTACTAACGTACCTGCTTCATTTCCATAGGCACCGAGCCAGTTGGCGAATTGACCCCCATATTCAGGTTGCCGCAACTGAAATCTCGCGGTTAGTGGATCTTCTTGCTTCCAGAAAGCTTGCCGTGATGGGCCTGGGGCAATACCGCTTGCGAATTGATAGAACTGCTGCCCAGGTTTTTGCAACCCCGTAACACTAGCGCCATACGCGCCCAGGATATCTTGAAGCGTTGCCATAGTTCTCTCCTTATTTCACAAATGCTCGTAGGAATGATTCGGTTGATCTTCCATCGCGTACCCATGAAGAAAGCTGGTCTGTCACCCAGCCCTGCCTCTCTGTGATGCTGTATCGGCCTGCTCCTAGTGGCGAGAGGTAGGTTCCAACCAGCCTACCGAGACGTTTTAGAGCTTTACTATCCTTTGGGTTCATCAGATGCGCACGTTGCCACGCCAGATCAGGCCCCGCATCAGCTACAACTTTTTGGTGCTGATCGTGCGATAGATTTTCGATTGCTGACATATTATCTCGCAGACCAATCATGGCCTTACGAGTATCTTCGTTATTCAGCACAGATACATCACCGAGGAAGTTTTGTATATAGCGGTCATAGTAGGTCATTAGGTCTTGGTCACGCTGGGCATCCATCTCCGTCTCGCCTCCCCATCCGTAGTCCGGAATTAATCCGTAATTGGTAACCCCGCTTACCGATGGAGTTTGCGTGAGGTAGTAATACGCCTCGGCATCAGCACTGAGGAGCGGAAGTACCTGCTGTGCATTGTATGAACCGGAGCCCGGTATCTTGTTGAACTGTCTTTCAAATTGGATCGAGTACGGTGCGGCATCTGCCCCCGGACTTCTAAATACATCTGTTAAGGGATCGAGCGGCGTAGGGGTAGCGGTAGTTGCCATTGTCTGTGGTCCGTGAGGAAGGTCAGTCGTAGTGGGAAGGACAGTCGTAGAGGGAAGGACAGTAGAGATAGGATCAGTAGGATTCCATCCGGGGAAAACAACATCGAGTGCATTTGCGACATTGCCTAATTGCTGCTCATTCATAGCGTCACTAACTGCATTCTTATCATCTTCATCGAGCGTACCCCAGTACGTCATCGCACTTGCAAGGTCTTCGGGAGACCGGTCTCCACCCGCTAGTGCGACGCTGTAGCGACTCATAGGGCCTCCACCGGCCCCTCCCTTCCCTCCAAATTGGGATACGGCAGTTGTGTAGTCCACCGCGAGATTCGGCTGAACGCCCGGTCCGCCACCGGCAACCGTAGTATTGGTTCTTTCAGCCTGTGCAAGTATGTTTTCTATCGAGTCAGTGACGAAGCTCGATGTGCCCTGCTCACGCAACTGATTGGCGAATATCCGCACATCCTCTGGCAATGCCCATGGATTCGGGTCTGTAAGCGAGGCATTGAGACCCGCGAGAAATTCGGTGACATCCTCTGTATTACGGTAATCACTGTGAAGATCACGCACGCGCTGGTTCGCTTCTGTCGTTTGGACAACTTGCTCCAAACCACTTGCGGATGTTCCTGATAGCCCGGATGACATCCCGAAAACGTCACGACCTAGGTTCTCGAAGGTGCCCGTAATGAAATCTGCGGCAGGTTTGAGCCAGTCGAAGCTTAGCAGTGGACTAGAGACCTCTTCTTCAGCCGCGCCTAGCCCATAAACAGGTGAGGCGTAAGCAATCTCGGGTGAGAATGGATTGAGTTCGCTTAGCCAATTGCCTGCCGTATCCCACATCGCGTTGAGACTACTGATCCAGCCGTTATCGACTGCCGTGTCATTGATGGTGTCCAGCAGGTCGTCTATCTCATCACCGGTATAACCCAGTACCAGATCAGTATCGTTGAAAGCCGTATCGAAGTCGTACGGGTCTGCGCCACCGAGGGCATCTATGCCAGGGTAGAGACCGATGAGGCTGTCGACCTCGTTCTGCTCGAGACTCAGACCCCACGGAGTCAGCATCCCCGTCATGGGAGCGCCTGTTCGGGCTTCTACTCCCTTCTGGTAGACGGCCTTCTCCACCGCAAACGGATCATTGTTCTCTACCTCTAAGGGGTCGAGAGTATCATCACCGTACCCAAATGTTTGATTGATATGGTTATCCATAGCATCGTCAAACGTCAGGTCGTCATACCACATATTGTAGATGACAGCTTCCGGTGCGCCTGTGTAGACAGACTCGAACAGATCAGGGACATGGTCAGTATTGTGTGGCATCTACGGACCTCCCTGAGCGCCTGGCCGTGGCGTGCCTGGTGGCACGTTTGGCCCAGCTTGCGGTACGGGCATCGGCGGAGGAACGCCCATCATGGCGTTCGGCATCATCTCTGGTGCCATGGTTGGAGGGCCACCGGGAGGCGGACCTCCGCCAGGCATAGGCGGACCTCCGCCAGGCATACCAGGCATAGGCGGGCCTCCGCCAGGCACAGGTGGCCCCATAGGAGGTTGTGGTGGTGCTGGGGGCGCTGCTCGTTGCTCTGCCATCTGACGCTTCTGCATCAGCACGTTCATCAATTCGCCGAGGTAGAACTTCGCGAGGTCTTGGCGCCCTTGGCGCTCTGATGCACGCAGGAGGGTCCATAGCGCCGCCTCGGGCAGCATGCGCTCGGCCATCTGCTCCTTGATAGCGTCGTCCATCTGATCTGCGTCCTGCAATGCGAGGATGCGGTCGCGAATGGCGCGGTCGGAGAGCAGTGGGGTGGGGCCTTCGCGGGCGATCTGGGCCATGGCGTAGCGGGTCATGTCGTCCTGCGGTAGCTGTCCGACGAGGGTGACCACGGGCTGGCCTGTGGTCTTGATCATCTCGGGGGTTATCTCTTCGGTGAAGTAGACACGGTTCCTATCCATGCCCGAGATCTCCATGGACTGGAACGCTCCCGCAGAATACTGGTCTGATATCAGGTTGAAGATCATCTGATACGCCTTCTCGACGCCCCTCAGATACTTCGATACAACGGTCTCCACGCCCTGCCTGAGCGTATTGATCGCGAACCCTGAGAGTTGGAAGGGAAGCTCGCCGTAGACCGAGTAGGGAAGAGCGCCGCGCTGCATCTCGCCGGAGACGAGCGTCATGAACGCACCAGTCTCCTTCGCCATCTCGAGCAGCCCCAAGGGCTCCACGTTCTCGTTCTGGGCAAGGGAGATCTCCGAGCCCTCCAGGTACGGGTCTTCATCGAGAGATTTCGTTCCGTCGCGGGAGCGGACGATGAGGCCCTGCCTGCGCGAGCGCGCGGTCAGTTCGAGCATCGTGCTCATCATCAGGTTGTGCTTCGGGTAGAGGTCTCTCGTGGCCCGGAACACGGACTCACCAACGTCGGCTATCGTGTCTCTCATCGAAGACTGGGTGAGACTCACGATATAGGGGTTCGCCCCGATGGGGCCGAGGAAGGCGGGAACCTGATCCGCGCCGTGGCGCTGTTGTTTCTTTATCACCCGCACCAACGGATTCCTCTCGGAACCGTTGTTGATGATGATCGTGTTCATCTCCTTGTCGTAGAAGTCGTAGACCTCTATGCCGTCGGCAGAGTAGGGCGCATCCCAGTCGATCTTGACGTTGTACTGGGAGAATATCTGGTCTTTCGTCTTCGGAACCTTGTAGCAGACCCAGTCCAGACCGTCCGGCCCCGTTCCCCAGTAGGTATGAAGTGGGTCCCACGGGGTGATGTCCACGTAGGTCGAGCCATCCTCTCTTTTCGCGAGCAGGGCCCTGCCTGCGTACCAGCCGCGTACCGTGACGTACCAAGCAAGCTGGTCTCGTATCTCCGGCAGCATCATGCGGCAGAGACGCTCGTTGCCAGCCTTCTCTATCCCTATCAGGAACCGCTCCTTCATGTCGTTGCGTTCCCTTAGCTCAGGATCTGCCCCGTCATGGGGGATACGCACCGTCATATCGGCCCCTGCTATCCAGCCGATCACCTTCTCCGCGTAGGTCTGCGGCTCGTTCGACGTGTAGGACTGATATCCCTCTCCCGCGTCGTACGGCTCCAGGCGATAGAGGGCGTGGTCGTCCTGCATGCGCTGGCGCAGTGGCTCGGTCGCGTCATAGTGCCCATCTACGAGGGCTACGATGTCTTCAGGGCGTCTTCTCGCCATCTATGTCCACCTTCTGACATGGATACGTTCTCTATCTTGGATGTATCCATACCCGAACCGGTCTACCAAGCCGTAGATGATGGCCTTGATGCCGTGATTATGCTTGTCATCGGGCACATCTCCGACGATGGACCCATCCCTATCGGTCTTCCAGCGATATGCCTTGGTCTGTCCATCGAACGGGTTCGGCGCAGAGCCGAATTCAGACAGGATACCGTGACATTTCGGCGAGAACACGATACGGGGGGCGTGGGTCTTCGGGTTGATCTTCAACCAGCCCTTGAGCCGTTCCGTCCCCTCGTTGATCCTCACCTTCTGGGAGGAGAGGTAGAGTCCGGTCTGGTTGAGCCAGACTTCCGTTGGTGCCGCCATCGCTTGGTGCTGGGTGCCTGCGATGTCGATGACTCCGAACTTAACGTCGGGCCACCACTCTCGAGAGCGGGCGACATCGATGATCTCGTCGGTGACGAGTCCTTGCTCGTAGATCTCGTCGATGATACAGAGTTGCTCTCCTCTGATCTGAACCACCTCCACGGCATAGCCACCCGTATAACCCGGGTCCATCCAGAGATGAACCGGCTCACCTTTCTCATAAGAAACCTCACTGATATGCATGTCGGGGCGAAACTCGGTGAAGACCAACCCCTTCGGGGGGCTGGGCTTACCCTCTATCCGCTCCATGTAGAAGTCGTCGCTCGAAACCTCTCTCAGCCGCTGGATCTCGGGGTCGTTCGCACCGCCTGGATAGAGATGAATATTCGTGTAGCTCGGTAACGAGAAGGCTCGTGCATCCTTATCGGCACCGGAGGCCCACGCGGTGAACATCTGGGGATACCACCCGAGGCTGCCCTCGAACGTACCCGAGAGGAACATCCATCCCCTCTTCGGCGCGCACCTTCCGCGCAGCCTGAAGAAGGTCTCCAGATCCAACTGCGATGCCTCGCACCCCAATATCCCGTCCGGGGCCCTCATCGCCAGCGTACGGGGGTCTTTCGCGGACTTCGTCTCTATCCGGGTGCCGTCCCCCAGTATCAGATGCCCAGGATCGACCCGCTTCGAGGCAGAAGAAAGAATACGAAGCGCGGAGAAGTCCTCTATCAGGTACTCGAACTCTGCTCTCGTTCGCTCGTAGTCCGCTGCGACGAGCCAGTACAGCCCGTTCCCTTCGGTCTCGGCGATACGTCCAAGGAGATACTTGGACGCGATAAGAGACTTGCCCGCCTGCTCGCCACCTGCCACAAGATTAAACCGAAAAGGGGACTCGAGGATGGCTCGTTGCTCATCCGTCGGCGCGAAGCCCACCTTCTCAAAGAGGTAATCACGTAGCTTCTTCCCCGTAGTGGACGTGGTCACTTGTGACACCTACATCCGCAGTCCGGCTTCCTACAATCCGGGTGGTACTCGTATACGCACACCAGGCTCATGTTCTTACCACGTTTCTTCTTTTTCCGGGTGCGGCCACCCTCTATCCCAACAATCGACACAGTAACCACTCCCCAATATCACATTCATATTCTTACAGTTCCTTGAATTCCTGCATCTGCCCCTCGATTCCTCGGGGAGCGGCATCTTCGCCAGCGCGACCCACACACTCGTATCCTTCGCCATGTCTACTCCACGTCCTTATGTTCCGGCTGATCGCCTTCTTCCTTCTTCCCCTCTTCAGGGGTATGTCTGCGCTTCTCCAATATCTGTGCGAGCGTCCGTTCCATCGGCACCGAAAGCTCCGTCTCCTGCGGCGGCTGAGTGACCTTCTCCTGCTTGAACACCCGCTTCATCTCACTCAGCACCTCGCGGGCGTAATCCTGATCCAGAGCAGATGTCTGGCGGTACTTCTGCGGCCAATTCGCATTCAGCAGCCCTATCAGAAGCACGTCGCTCCCACGGTTCCCATGCGGATCTTTCACCCTGTCGAGAGCTATCTGCTCGAGATACTCCGCAAAGGCACGTCTCGACTGCTCGAAGACATCGACGAAGTCGGGGTCTGTCATCCAGACACGCTGCGTCGAACGGGCGATACCCGCTACCTCGCAGGCCTTCGCCACCGTCCCGTACTCCTCGTATGCTGCAAAGAATATCCTCTTACGATCAGCACCATCGATCTTGCGCTCCCGGTTCAGGCGCGTCCTTCCAGCCTTCAGCCCTTCCGTGTCTCCGGTAGGCATTACTCTCCTCTTACTCGTATTACTTACCCCTGGCTATATAGCCATGGGGGGGTAAGTAATTACCGTAATATTACCCTCTATTACTGGGTAATACGGTAGAACTGGCCCCTACACCTCGTGATACTGCACAGCTAGCGCGCGTCTGTCAATGGCGTCTTTACCCGGAATAACCTGTCGTGGGTATCCTTCAACACCCCTACACTAACCCTAAGCCCTACCCATACCCTGATTGACTACAGTACTTGCTGCCGCTCTTCCTACCCACAGCGCCTTCCGACTCACGATAGCTCAGAGGACTGTGCTATTCGATCATCGAAAGGAGCTGAGATGGTCCCACCGCGCATATGAATGCACGGCAGGCGTCTACAAACGATCACAGGCAATCGTAATCCACAATCGGCCATCGTAATCCCTTCTCACCAATAGCTCATCGGAATGCGCTATTGGCGGGCTCGGAGAGCCCGGCGCGCGGGCAAGCGCGCAGGCGGGGCGGGCGTCTGGCGCTCCTGGCCGACGTTTGGACCGCGATGCCTTGCGCGGGCGCGTGTATGGGCTGGAATGGGGCCTAATTCGGCACGATTTGGGGCGTCGTGCTTTTTAAATTGCTTGGACAGGCCCCGACTCCTAGGCTCTCCGCTCCTGGCCGCTCCTGGCGATCACCCTCGCTTTTGCGTGTCGCTTAGGTCTTCTCCATGGCTCCAACTAGACAAACTTGAACAGTTGCGCCTACGCTGAGACAATGTCCAAACGGCGATCGGCCGAATATGACAGTGAATTGGAGTAGAAAACATGAGCGAATCCGGCGACAAATTGGTGATTGAAATGAGCGATCAAAACATTATGAAACAGGAGCACAAAATGGTCACGAAACAACGCAAACAACGCATCAATTCCGCAGTGATTTGGGAGGGATTAAGCCCGTACGATAACGGGCCCATCATGGCGGTCATCACTAACATGGATGGTAGCAGTGCAAACGACAAAACTGGACGCATGGCACAGGTGTCAATCATCCGGTCCGATATGCATCCATGGGAAGCGATAAAAACCGACGCGGATGTGTCCATTTGTGGCAACTGCCCGCTGCGCTATACATGGAACGAAACTACGCGCAAGTTTGAGCGTATCTGCTACGTAAATGTAGTCTACGGGATAGCGTCAAAATGGCGCAAAGAATCCTCGAGTGGTTATGATCGAATGACACCTGAAGAAGCAGGCGATTTATGTGCTGCAAATGGCGTCGGTATTCGTGGCGGTGACTACGGAGATCCGGGCATGATTCCGTACGAAGTTTGGCATGCATTATTCACCCGCGCACCGTTCCATACCGCGTACACTCACCAATGGGCAGAATCATTCTTTGATGTGCGCTTATTCACCTACGCTATGGCAAGCGTGGACTCCATAAATACCGTCGAGAAATTGCAAGCGATCCACGGCTCCGACGTACGTTACTACCGCCTCGCGGATGACTACGAAAACGTCGCCACGAACGAGGCGATTTGCCCATCAAAGAAGAACGGCGAACGGGTGCGGACTTGCGCCGAATGCAAGCTGTGCGCCGGTGCGTCACGGCCTGCGAAATCCATCGTGATAATCGAAGACGAG